TTGGTACAAATAAACAGCTTGCCGACATCAAAGGTCTTGATATCACCGGCCACAGCGCATGGTCTGACATACTTGCGAGGGCCTAATCCCATCATTGCTTTCTGCTCAAGCTTGACGATAATATTCCGCCAAACAGAATCAACGACAGTACCGAGGTTGTCTGAAGCTTGAGTTTCAGTTGTAGGAGCTGGATCCGAAGAGTCGTAATCAGGCGAAATGATCACATCGCCTTGAGTCGACGTCGGAGCAATGGGAATCCACTCTGCTTCAAGCTTGTGGCAGGTATACTGTTCCCACTGGGCGGCCTGAGGGGCCAACCAGGGGAAAGTTGCTGCAAGACCAGGATTCAAGCTGAGAGTGGATTGGACTGTAAACGTGTTGGAGTTGTTGACTGATGCGAGAACCAACTCACGGTGCTGAACACGGAATCCACGAGGTCCCTGGGAAATGATACGAGGGAGACGACTTTGGGTGCGTGTGCTATAGGCCACAGGCGCACCAAGAGAAGGGCCATCACGCCGGCCCGCACGCGGCTGAGAGGCCCGCGCTGCGCGTTGGATATTTTGTTGCGGAACACCGCCCCTCCCACGACGAGGGCGTTGTCTCCGGTTTCTCTTCGCTTGAGCGGACCCAGCAGCAGAGAGTGACTGCTGGGAGGCTTTCGATGATCGTGATGCGAGCATCCCTAAAGGTAACGTTCGGGATAGAACGCCCGATAATCAATCCAATCGGTGGTGCACCACGACGATTGTAAGAACACGTCACCATCGAGAACAATTGTCCATTCTCGCAACTGCGCCTCAATCGAAAGCTGAGCCATCTCTGTAATACCGAAGGCTTTTGCGAATGAAATCCGGGCTTCATTTGTAATGGGTTGTGGATTCAATCTCAACATATGCTTAACGTGGAATTGCTGCAATTTCCTATCGTAAATGTTAGAACACACACTACGAGATTCGCGAATAGCACGTATAGCAATAGAACTTGTGAGAAAATCACCCATAGCAAATGGCTTTGCACCATCAGACGCGCGAATAATAGCGAGAGCATACTCCTGCAGAACTGGAACTCCGAGATTCAAAATCAGTTCACATAAGCCCACGCTTGAAAGTAAACGTCGCCGAGCCTGCAATGAAGTTTTCCATTTAGATCCAACCAAATCGCAACTCATGGTCTTGATGGGATCACGAACAAACTTCCATTTGCCCAAGGCATACTCAATCGGAGAACTTTGACACCAGGAAACATTAGACATCTCATAAGCTATCTTCTCTATCTTCACTTCATGACCGTAAGAGAGAAAAATCGCTGGGCATTGATCGACAATTGCCTGTTGTTCGGTGGCCTCCACAATAAGGAGACAATCATCACCGTCGTCGAAACAATCCCAATGAACACCGGGGTAATGTGCCATCATTGCTATCACCATAATTATCATGATGATGCAATTCCCTAATGCAGTATTCATATCGCCTGACATCCTCTTGCCGCACGTAATATAAACAAAACCATTCTTCGTATAACAAGTGTTCTTCAACTGAAGAGACAGGAGCCACTTGAAATAAGGATCACTACAACAATGCAAATATACACTGTGTTCAATTCGAAGTAATGGCTTAGAACAATGCTGGTCGAAACGCGACATGTCAAGAGAGATCACACAAGGGCTTTTGAACCGCGACATCTTCTCCTCGAGAAGTTCTGCTCGCTGAACTTGGTTTAAACCCTTGCCAACCATACGGGTCTGTGGGAGACCAGTGCCATCAGCACCACTCAGCTCATACAAGTGGTGTTCAATAGGCTTTAAGAAACGTGCAACTTCCACACAAAAAACAGAATCACGGAATTGAATTGGTCTTGGATCAGGATTCACTTTCTTGTTAGGCAAGATGGATTCATCCTTAATAAACATCGTGATTGTGGACCTCTTCGCAGTCATACCATATTCATTGACGCGAAGAGTTGCATCGGCGTATCTTTGCCTCTTTCTCCCAGAGTAGAGCATTGGCAATACCTCATACCCATTGGGAATGGTCTTTGGAAGGCACCGGCAAAGGAGTCGGGAAGCGTTCTCCAACTCTACTAAGCCTGCGTTGGTCGGTTGCGGAACCTCACCACACACTCGATTGCAGATCGCAATTAGTTCATTACAAGGACATGCGTGGTGGTTTAGAGGAGAAAAGACTCCCTCTACATCAGGTGTGGCCAAATGCACACGATTCCTGGTATGCTGCACCCCCATGATCTCGGGGTAACGCTTAATCCGGCATCCCTTATCGAGCTCCTTAAGCTCCTTAGGGTCTGCACAGATTGCCCCGACCATTGCGGGGCCCCGTCAATTGGATGGCAGCGACCTCTCCGACCAGGGGGCAATGCCCACCAACCAATCAGAGAGATAGCCAATCCAGCTTTTCCGCAAAACGCCGGATTTGGCAAGATCCTGAGCAACATGGACAAGATTGAGCTTGGAGCTATCCGAGAGATAATCTCGGAAATGCTCACTTGTCTTCACCCAAAGAAAAGGTAAGACAGCCTCACACTGACAAGTCCGTTCCTCCTCACTCATATCGGTGTTCGTCTTACACCACTGGAGGAGTCTGGTCAAAACTTCCTTGGCTCGTGCAGCGTCGCGAGGCATTCCTTCAACGACACCCACTCCATAGAAGTAAAGCTCTCGGTCACAACCTTCGAGCTGCGGGGGAAAAGTAACAGCGAAATGAACAGGAAGGCGTTTGGGTCTCGGCGGTGGTACAACCACCACAGGAGCGACATTTACTGCCGAAGGCACTGGATCACACTCGGGAATTTCACACCCGGGTGCAGACGCCAGAGGTTTACACCTCTTGCATTCTCCAACGTACCTCTCACCACAAACACACTGCTTCCAAGATCGATCACCAGATCTAATTCGATCCGGAATTGCTTCAAGAACTCCAGCAATCTTCTTCAACATAGGAACACGAACTTTCCTACCAGAAGGAAGCACTTTTTCAGGACCGAGTATATGCGCCACACCGTCCACATCAACAAAAACCACCTCAGGTACAAGAGGAATCTTGTAATCAGGTGGACTCTTACATTGCTTAGGGACAGAAGGAACACTCTCGACATGAGTGCTATGAAGATCGCGGGCTTTCCCACAACATGCCCAACTATCGGACAACTTTGACTTCTCAGGAACCTCAGCTAACGAAAGGGTAGCTGGCTTCAAGAGCGGTGCTTCGGAATCCAACTCCAACCGAAGCTCCTCCAACTTGGCATCCAATTCCGGAAAATCATTGGGCATCATGCTGACTGAACTGCATGGCAATTGTGTGACAGATAGTGTTGGCAAACCCATCGTCCCAGATCGAGACGACGGGATATATCCGACTGGCATCACAAGCTTCCCTCCTGATGGTAAGTACTTGACAACGCGGTTGCTTAAAACCTTCTGCGAAGCAAGTGGAGGGGTATTGGAAATAGCTCGACAGGACATGTTCTCCAGGAGCTTCCTCCGATTCCATGCCATATAGGCATCGAACTCTCGAGGAGGTGACGGGGAGCTGCTTCTCCGCCGTCGGGACAAACTCTCGTTTCCCGAACTCGGACTTGACATCGAGTTGGGGACTTCAGCGCTAGCCTTATTGAGGGCGACCTTCGCCTCACCAACAGGCTTGACACCTCTCTTTTGGCCTCGTCCTCGTCTCTCCCTCCTAGGACTTTTCCTGGGGGGGGGAGAGGCACAAGGACTATAGGCCCAGGGTGGGGAAACACCCGAATTGTCAGAATCATCGGGGTCATCATGAACCAAATATCGGTTCATAGACAACTTCACAGGAGGACACTCATTAGCTCCATCCCTGCGATCCGATCGCCCGTAAATCAACGGGACAAGCCTAGCATCCCTAATAGAGCTCTTCAAGCTCTTAAGGGATTGACTAGACTGTCCTGATGGCTCCCCATTAAGCAATGCCATGCCTTTTGGGGCCCGCCAATAAAAAGCGTTGTTTCCGGACTTGCGCGAACTAGCCGATTGTGTAGCCCACTCACCGGACGGACTATTCCGATGATTGTGGGACCCCTCTCGCTGAGCACCCGGCCCAGAGCCACCCACCACAGGTGCTCCAGTCGGTCTAGTGGCTGTTATACCACGCGACCTCCTACCGGTCTTGCGAGAGCGGGATGTCTGGGTTTGAG